CTCGGCCCATACTAAGATGCTCATCCTCGCTGCGGCCCAAGCTGTTCGATCAGCCACGGCACATCGACACCGCCGGTTCGACGAGCGAACCCCGACCCGATAGCGAGGGCCTTCTCCTCATCGACCTTCCGCCAGGCGTTCATCACTCCTTCGAGCAGATCGAAGAGAACTCCTTCAGCATCGAAGCTGTAGCGTTGTTCGATCTCGTCAGCCTCTGCTCGCAGCTCGGCGACTTGCAGCTGTTCGGGGGTGGGCATGTCTGTCATTGCTGTGATCCTGGATTGGCGTTTGGCGTCTCGCTTTCAGCGGGCGCGCGCTCGGCTTCCTCGGGTGAGGTCACTGGCCAGATAATGAAATCGCAGCGGCGACAAATCATCTCTTCGCTCCCGTAAGTTCGGAAATCATGGCCAAGTGCCCTCATCCCCTGAAAGCCTTCGGAGCCGGTTCAAATTGGCGTTTCACGAACACCCGGCGGGAGCCCCCGCATAAGCCGCACTCGTCGTCGGGCTGCATAAACGGGAGGTCGCACAGCGGGCGGACCTTGCCGGGAAACAATCGACGGCCATGCAGCCAACGGTAATCACTGCACCATGGGCATTTTTGGTGGCATCGGGGGCAGGGTTCGGCGCGGTTCACTTCTGAGGCCGAAGCCGGAACGCCCACACTCTCCCCACTATTGGATATCATTGTCCTCTAGTCCTTTGCTGAACGATAGGATCTGGGCGCATCCCTGACGGGACCGGGCTCTCACCCTTCGGGCTGAGCCGTTCCGTCTCAGCGCTGCGCGTTTCGATCCCTTGCGCGTCGCACGACTTATGGACGAAGGCGGCTTTCTCCGGGCCGAACTCGCTCAGCGGCTCAAACTCAAAGACATAATCCTCGGTGTAGCCAATGAAGCGGCCACATGAATCACAGCGCAGAGGGTTAGACACTCGCCGCCTCCCGCGCTGGGGTGAAAATCAGCTTTTTGCGGTAGTTAGACAGCGCCAGGCGTTGATTCTGCTCGCTTAGCGCAGTCCCTCCACTCCTGCCACGGCGCGGCAAAAACGGCAGATTACCGCCATTCTCTGAGCGGTTAGACAATCGGCGCACCTCTGGGTTAGCCAATGTTGCTCTCCCGTTCCCATGCGATAACGTCCGCCAGCGCGTCCTCCGCGAGCTGTCGTTGATTCGCTCCGGCGACATAGGTTGCAACCTCCCGATCCCCCGACCACTGGCCGAGAGCCTTCAATCCCTGCTGCTGCACGCCGCGTTCGGCAGCTCTGCGAGCAAGCGCCTTCCTGAGGCCGTGCGCGGTGCATTGGCTCAGCCCGGCCCTGCGGCACTGATCCCGAAACCAGTTGCCGAACCCGGCAGCGGTGAACGGCTTCCCGTATTCAGTGACCAGCAGCGTCGTTAGCCCAACGGCGGGCATTGCATCGATCGCCGCGGAGAGAGGTGGAGCGACGGGTAGGTCGAACGCCTTGCCAGTCTTTCCGGCCCTTCCTGTGATCCGCCCATTCCGCGGTGGCGGCAGCAGACGCGCATCGCCGCGTCTCGCCCCGGTCCACAGCAGCAGCTCCAGCGCCAGCCTGGCCTTCGTGCCCAGCGGCCAATGGCAACGGAACTGAAGAATGTCCTCTTCAGTCCACGCATAGAAGCCCTGCGGGCGATGCTCGACCCCCTCGGCCTGCTCGACGGGGTTTGAGCGGATCCACTCCAGCTTGACCGCGAAAGCAAACAGAGCCTCTAGCTGCTCGCGCAGCCGCTTGGCCGCATGGGTTCCGCCCTTTCCTCCAGCCTTCTCCATTTTGGCGGACAGGATTGCGTCAATGTGGCGCGGGCGGAAGTTGGTAACCAAATCGTCACCGAACTCAGCGCGAAAGCCCTCCAGCACTTGCCGGCGTGTCTTGCGCCAATCGTCACCACCACGCTTGAACTTCACGCTGTCATAGAAGCGCGGCAACAGGTCGTTGATCGAATAGGGGATAGCGCGGCTTTCGAGCGAAATGCGACCCGTAGCCTTGCCAATCGCCTCATCATAGGCCGCGCGATAGTCCTTGCTAGACGGGCTAGGCAGATAGCAGGAATAGCCGTTGCGGCGGAACCTGAACCGCTCCTTGTGGTGGCGATCGACAAATACCGAGACGTAGGGATCGAGCTTGCGCTTTCTAGCCATGATGGAGCCTGTCCAGCGGGTTGATGTCGTTCGCTGGGATACCTCCAGGCGGCGTGATTGTAACCTTGATTGATCCGTCTGGTTTGATCTCGTAGCCCGCCACGCAATAGCCAGCCTTCTCCGCAGCACGCATGGCGCGAGTTAGGTCAGCTGAGGTGAAGCGGGCGGCGCGGGTCACCCGAAACGCCCTTGATATGGCAGTATGTGAACAGCCTCAGGATAATGCCACCGAACTGTGACGCAGACTGTCCAGCCAGCGCAAGGGATGAGCGCCTTTGGCTGAGACGCGCAGCGGCTCAGGTCCGCAGGACCGCCAGCCCGGTCGCTCGAAGAGTGATGCGCCCTCACCTCCACCACATCCTCGATACAACCAGCCTACCTAATAGCTTGTTGAATAGTCTCTTGAGGATAGGTTTAGGTGAACCAGTCTCTATTGATCTCTCGACTGCTGATGCATCCGCAGACAGGCGGGCTAGTCTGTATAGGGTGCGGGTGAGGGTCACAGGATCACGTCTCCCGCACGCTTAATTGTCGGCTCAAAGCGCACCGGAGCGCGCAACGCTGGATTCCTCGTGCGTGAGATGAACTCACGGCTACCGAATACCCTCTCTGTTTCCTCTTCAGTAATGAGGTGGAGCTTGCGGACCTTCATGGCTTCCTCCGCGGTCTGCGAAATCCGATGTACGGCGGCGCGGTTCCGCTGACCGACACGCCCTGACTGCCGCACTTACTGCACGGCCAGAACTCTCGTGCGGCGCCGATCATAAGCCAACCCGATCCTCCGCAGAGGTCGCAAGTCATGCTGCCCTCGCTTGATCTGACCAAACCACACCGTTTCTCCCGCCCCACTCGAACACGATATCGAGCAAGGCGCTGAACTGGGTTTTGCTGAGCTCTGACGTTCGCTGACCCACGGGGAACATGCCGTTGCCGTCGAGTTCCGGCAGGAACCGTGTTTCATTCCTCAGCGCGTGGAGGAACCGCAGCTTCCACTCTTCCTTTGACCATTGCTCAGCGCCGGGAACCTGGAAACGGATATCATCAATAGCTGCGTGGAGGATCTTGTTCTGCTCGTCTGTGCGATTGGCCTCGCGTATCTCACACACATAGCCGTCGGGAGCCTCGGCAATCAGGCGCTGAGCCTTTCCACGGGCATAGGGTGAGGTGAGATAGACCTTGGCGCTCATTGCTCCAGCTTCCGTTCCCATGCGATGCGTCCGGGCCAAGCGCGCCAGAACTGCTCAGCCGCCTTGAGCGCGCACCCATCATATCCATCCAGGCAAGTGTGCTCGAAAAGCTTCCACCCCTGGCTGTGCTGGCGAGAATGATGCTTCGTGCAAAGGGGCACGGCAAAGCGATCTGAAACCTTTGTCGCCATTCCTTTGTCGCCTGCATAATCGACGTGTGCGGCCTCAATTCTGCCAGAGCAGCCGCCATCATCGATCGCCAAGCATTCCCGCCCGCGCAACCACTGAAGAAAGCCGGGAGCCGACTTCTCCTTGGGTCGCGGTGCGTTACGCTTGCGAGGGCGGGTATCGACGCGCATCAGAAGGGGGCGTCTCCGCCATCGTCCTGATACGCAGGCTGACGCTGCTGAGTGCTGGTGGCGGCTCGCTCCTTGGGCTCGAACAGATTGGCCACGACCCGTCCCTCGCTGTCGGGAATGGGCAATGCGTCGAACACCAGCTGGATACTGCCGCGGTCATTGAACCAGGCAGTGCCTATGTTGGTCCAATAGGTCTTGCCGTCCTTGCCAGCGCGCGGCGTGGCGATCGTCATGCGTTTGCTCACCAATTATCTCCCTTCGAGTGCGTCCAGTTCCACCAATTCCCGCTGGCGACGGACGATCCGGATCTTCAGCGGAATGAACTCGCTCGGCAGCCCCTCACCGGTTTCCCACCAGTCGGGCATGTCGCGAGCCATCTGCTTCATGAAAGCCTTCGCGTCGTCCGTTTCGAGGAAGGCGTGGAGCTCGTCGCCGTCGCCGCATCCCTCCAGGGTTCTCACGAACTCCTTGGCAGCCGCCTTGAGCTGCGTCGGGCATGTGTAAGGCCCATCGAGCTTGACGCGCTTATTGGGCGGCGTTTCGCCCGTCACCGGCCGATAGTCAGCCCGATCATCCTGCACCGTGTCAGGATCGTCGCCAGTTTCCAGACCGAGCACCTTCAGCAGCGCATATTTCACGCCGTAGCTGATCGCCTTGCCCGGCCCCTTGTCCTGGGAATCCACGCCGTAGCCCATTGTCGCCACGTCGATGTAGTCGGTGCGATCGTCGATGTTCTCGAAGCGGACGGTGAACACGAGCTCGGTGCGGTTGCCGTTCTGCACCGGCTGGAAGTCGCGCGGGTAATAGACCACGCCGTGCTTGTGGAGCAGCGGGCGGACCTTGGCAGTCACCGCGTCATGTGACACGATGCTGTAGTTCATGCCCTGCTTCTTTTCCTTTTGCACATAGTCCACTTCGCCCATGACGGCGGCGATGCGCTGCGCGATGTTTCGCGTGCGATCGATCTCGTCCAGCGCGTCCTCGACGGTTGTGAGCTGCGGCTTTGCTGCGCGAGTGGCCATTATGCGGACTCCTTGATCTTGGTGAACGGAGGAAGCGCCTCGGCAAGCTTGCGAATTTGACACTTCGCCGTTTCGGCATCGATGATCTGGTCGCCCACCTGCTCCCAAAAGAACCTGCGCGCCGCGATCATGCGCTCGCAGTCAGTCATTCGAGTGCGACGGGAGACTGTTGCCAGCCTCCCGCTCCCTGTGATTGCGATAGCGATCGAAACCGATAGGCGGAGACCCTTCAGGGGCTCCGTGCGAAACATGAGAGCGCGGGCCGTCAGGCATCGCCCCGCATAGGGCATCTATCGCCCCCAATATCTTCAACGCTCTTTCTGTTTCGGTCATGCCGCCCTCCGCTTCGGCAAAGGGTCTGGCAGGCACTCAGTCAGCTGTTCATCAGCATCCTCTTCTTCCCAAGCACCCTCACCGCCACAATCGATGCATTCGATGTCGCCGTAAGTACCCTGGAAATATCCGGAGCCTCCGCAGAAGCCGCAGTAGATGGTGCGGGTCATTGCTCGCCTCGTGCTTTGGCGAGGATTGCATTCGCGCAGAGAACAACGTCAGCAGCCTGCTCCGATCTTTCGCCGCAATATTCCTTCAGCGTTTCGTTGAAAGTCTCGATGGTGCGAACGGCGACTGCCAGCATGTCATAGAGCCCTGGCGCTGCTGCGATCAGGCGGGCGTTGGCTTCAGTCGTTCGCTGCGGTATGGTGGGCTCAAGGTCCGCAATGATGATGGGTGCGCCTTGTGACACGGCGACATAGAAATCGCCTTCGTCCTCGACCGCTTCCCAAGGCCCCGGCGTAAACAGCGTTCCGCCACCTATGTTGGACGCGCCGCTCATTTGGGCGTCTCGCTTTCAGCGACCGCATTGCGATAGTGCCCGTGCTCAATCTGGGCGGCGGCAATTTCCAACCCGCGCACAACCCCTTGGTTGAAATCGCTGCCGGAATTGAGCGCCGCCGCAGCACATTTCTTCAAATGAGTGACAGCGGACTGCTCAGTAAGTATTACGGCACGTTGAACGGGATCGTCCGAAGTGACGCACCTGCACGGGACCACCTCACCGCATTCACCGCAAAGCTTAACCATCACAGCCACCCAAGCAGGAAGAAGAACGCGAGCCACGCCAACGCCGACACGGCTCCTGCGAGAATCCACCAGCCCTCGCTTGTGCGCGGCTCATCGAACTCGCGCTGCAACTCACGCAATGCTTCAAGCGGCGGCGGATTGCGGTCCACGATCAGGCGGAGGTGGCGATGCGAAATGCGATGGTCACCGAATGGCGGAGACCGCAGGGCTCCGGGCGAAGCCTGACCAGCGCGGTCCTCGCGAAGACGAGGATTCGCCCATAAACTGAAGACCTTACCCTGAGGGTTGCGGACGGGACCGAAGGGGAGAGGGCGGTTCATGCCGTTTCCAGCTCTTCGATCTCAGCCAAGTAGGCCCTGGCCTTTGTCCATGTGCCCGATACGGCGACCGTGAAGGTTTCCGGCCCAATGGTCTTGCCTGTCAGGCGCGCCCAGATGCGCTTGACTCTGCTTGGCTCGACAACGTGTTCAAGCGAGCGAACGAGTTCGCCGAATGTCATCGATAGACAGATGGCGGCCATCGCCGGGCGGAGCGGGGCAAGGCTTCTCAAATCGCCAACACTGACAAGATACTCGCGGCCGGTGGCGCGGCCGAACTGAGCGACGGCGCAATGATAGGGATTGCAGAAGTGGTATATCTTGTCGGCAGGCTGCGTTCGTGCCCATGCCAGCAGATCACCAACAGTGAAGTCGGGCGCGTTCATGCTGACACCCGATTGCGCGCGTTGTATGCTTCGCGACGAAACTCAATGAGAAGCTGCCGGCGCTTGCCGCCGATCCCGGTCGCGAGCACCCGGTCCAGCTCGGTGATCCGGTGCGTAAGTTGCTGCATGATCTCGCCGTCGCGCATCAGGTTCTGTGCGCGGGTGAGGGCCTTGTCGGCCTCTGCCATCTTTAGCCAGTCCATCGCTCACCTCCTCATCGGTATGGGAGGCATACAACACCAATCCGGTGCTTAAGTCAAGCGCCAAAATGATGCTGGCTGAATTTAATCGTGCATCGGTTGCGGTTAGCCGAGTTGTTGGCTATGAGAACAAACCGTGAACCTTCGGCCGATCGCCCTGCTCAGCAACATTCATGTTGCAGACACCCTGGTTGTGGTTAAACCATTGTCAGCTGGGGGAAATGTAGGCGAGAGGGCGTGTGGCGTGCAACAACAGACGGCGCTGCAACAATATGCAGCGAATCAGGGGATCATGGTGTGGCTGGACCGCTGTGCGGTCAGGATCGCGGAGCGCGTTGCCGAGTTAGAATGTCAACTGCGAGACGCGCCGCTAGAGGATCGTTCCGCGCTTGAGGATTCCTTGCGAACGTCTCGGACATCTCTTGTATTAATATGGAAAGAGCTAGCGCGATCTCCGGGTCTGGCTCATCGCCTCGCAGCACGAACCGCGCCAGGTGAGTTGCAATTTCATCTGCGACTTGTGGAGTAAGCTCGTACCGCGGCTGCTCGCCGGCAATCAGAGTTACGGGATCTACTCCTAGAGCTCGCGCAATCTTCTCGATCCATTCGGGGTCGAGCTGACGCTGCCCCTTCTCCAGCCTCTCTATCTGCTGCCCAGAGGTGGGCGGCGACAGTCTCCTGGCAAGGCACGGCCGCGACCATCCCTTGGCCTCTCTAAGCCGGATGATGTTCTCCTGGATTCGCTCCGCCAACATGGTGTCGGCATGGCGACACACATTGGAAAAGACCACACGCTGTTTTGGTGTTGACATTTGCCTCAATCGCAACCAGAGTGGTGTTGCGATGAGGCTAAGCGACTATCTCAATTCCAAGGGTATCTCGCGATACGACTTCGCCGCGAAGATCGGCCGCAGCCCCGAAGCTGTCCGCCGATACATGACTGGTGACCGTAAGCCGGAAGAAGAAACCATGCGGCTGATCGCCCAGATCACCGAAGGTGAAGTCACTGCCAATGACTTCTTCGGAATCGCCGCATGAGCAAGTTCTACGTTTACGGCTTGCGCCTGAAGGGCGACAAGGAAGTACGGTACATCGGGCAAACCAACGACGACCCGATTTACCGATTCCGCACCCACATGACCCGCGCAAGAAGCGCGGGAGGGATGCGCGTTGATCCGTGGCTGCTCGAAAACGAGGGCAGCGTTGAAGCATTCAAGATCGCCGCCTGTGAGACGCGCGAGGAAGCGCAGTCCATGGAGCGGGCGATAACCGCCTTGTGTGTTCGTCTGGACCATCGTCTGTTCAACAAACAGGCCGAACTGCTTCAGACTGAGCTGACAGCATGATTACGCGCGGATCATCCCCTGACCGCGCCGCGCGGGAGGTCACGATCGGCTCCCGGCCTCTCGCGCACCACTTGGCACAGAGTTGACCGTGATGGGGGAACTCATCACCACCGTCATCATCTGCGGCGGCGCGTTCCTCGCGCTCACCTTCATCATCCACCGCATCCTCACGCGGATCGTCTTTCCTGAGCTCAGTCATCGCCCACGCTATCCGGCGCAGGACGCGGAGACTGGCACGGTCGATCCTTATCAGATTCGGCTCATTCATGACGGGAGCGTTACCAAATGACAGCCCGACAATCTTCGGCTTCCGAGCCGATCAGTAAGGAAGTCGTCCAGTCCCGCCTTGCCCAATCGTGGTCACGGACGATCGCCGCGCAGTTCAAGGGCAACAAGACCGCGTTTGCTGCCAAGGTCGGCTGTCACCCCGACACAGTTTCAAACGCTCTGGCGGGCAATACGGTCCCCGAGTTCCACACCGTGCTCAACTCGCTTCTCGCGTGTCCCAACGCGCTTGACGAAGCGCTGTCGCTCTACGGCTTGCAGCTGGTCCCGCGCGACATGGAGCTTTCGCCGGACATGCAGACGCTCCACCATCTGAGCAAAGCACTGGCGGAGTTCGTGGACGTGCTCCGCGACGGCAAGCGCACCCACCAGGAGACGCTCGAACTCGCCGAAGAGTTCCGCCCGGTCGTCGCTGCACTGACGGCCATCATCCATGAAGCGGAAGGGCTCAAAGCGGCATGATTCAATTGGCGGCGTACCTCGCCCAGCACCCCTTCCTCTGTCAACTCGCGGTCGTCCTGACCAGCATCATCTGCGCGGCGAAGAGTTAGCCGTGAGCGGGGGAAGATCACCAGCGCAAAAGGGGTACAGACTGGAAAACCAGACGCGTCTGTACCTCTGCGAAGCGGGGCTGGATTGCAAGCGCGTCCCACTATCCGGTGCCGGCGACGAGAAGGGCGACCTCCGCCTTGTCACCGGCTGGGGACAGACGCTCAAAGGAGAGTGCAAGTCACGCAAGAAGCTTGCCGACTGGCTTTGTAATGCGCTCGGAGAAAACGATTTCGTAGTCCTCAAAGAGGATCGCCGCGAGCCGATGGTGATGCTGCGCCTCTCCACCTTTCGGGACATGGCGCAATGATCGCCCGCCCTCTCTTCGACAGCCTCCAGAACGCTGTTCGCGCCGCAATCCTGGAGGGCAATTCCATCTCGGACATCAACCCGATGAAGTGGTCGATGACCTACGGCAACTGCGGCGTCGAGCATGTGCGCACCGTGTGGGAGCGCATCCAGTGTCAGATGACCATGCTCCCCAACAACTCATTCGACACCGAAGGAAAATAAATGAGCTTCGCCGTCCCGTCAGTCAACATGGCCCCACGCGCTAACCGCGCAGCTGGCGGGGCGGCGATACGCATAGCGGATATTCAGCGGGTGGTGGCCGATCGCTACGGCGTCCCGCTGAGCATCATGCGCATACCCGATGGTGTCGGTTCTCGTCGAGCCGCCCACGTCAAGCCGCGGCAGATCGCCATGTGCCTCGCAGCCAGGCTCAGCGAGCACAGCCTCAACCGCATCGGAGACTTCTTCGGCGGCCGCGATCACACCACCGTGATCCACGCCAACAGAAAGATCCAGGCCGATCCCCTCCTTCAGTGCGAGCTCCGCTGGATCACGATGGAGCTGCTGGGGAGATGACCCGGTGGTTCCGCTTCTACAGCGAGGCCTTGGAAGACCCCAAGGTACAGCGCCTCGACGGAGAAACCTTCAAGGCATGGGTCAATCTCCTATGCCTCGCCGCTAAAAATTCTGGCCGCCTTCCACCGGTTGAAGACGTGGCCTTTGCGCTGCGGATCGGCGCAGATGCGGCGCAAGCGCTGCTAGATAGGCTGTTTAACGCGTCACTTCTCGACAGATCAAAGAGCGGTTCCGGCTTTCGCTATGCGCCGCACGGATGGCAAGAAAGGCAATACAAATCAGACACTTCTACTGAACGGGTGAAACGTTTCAGGCAACGTTCCGAAACGGTTACCGAAACGCCCCCAGATACAGAAACAGAGAACAGAATCAGAGCAGAAAAGAAAGAGGCTGTCGCCTCGTGTTTGAAAGTTGCCTTTTCTTTTGATCCTCCTCTCGGGGTTTCTGACGAACAGTGGGAAGCCTTTTCAGGCCAGCGCAAGAAGAAGCTCAACGAACGCTCCTACCTCCTGCTTACCAACAAGTTGATCAAACTCTCAGCCCAGGGCCACGATCCCGGCGAGCTGATCGACCTCGCGATTGAAAATGGTTGGGAAACGGTGTGGCCGCCTCGCCAACAGCGTGAGACGCCGAAGCAATATGTCTCTGCCAGCGGGTACGCCTACCGCGGCGACCTAGACCAGGTTCAGCGCGAAGCTCGCCGGCGCAACGACAACGACACCTACTGGCAGGTTGAGGTCGATCGCAAGCGCCAAGCTCAATCGGCGGGCGAGGCGGTGGGCGAGATCATGAGGAGGGTGGCCAATGGCTAATGCCCCGTCTGGACGGCCGTACACGGCGATGGAGTGGGCGAGAATGGCTCGCGCCAAAGGTCTGCTGAAGCATGAATCGGCGTGGTTGGCGGAAGCGAAACGCCGGGGCGAGATCCCGAGCTATGGCGAGAAGGACGAGCTGTGACCTACGGCCTTCCTCCCGAGAAGAAAGCGGAGAGGGTGGCCGACCTGCGGGCGGAATTGAAGTTCCTCGTTCATCACCATCAGACGGTTGGAGCGAGGATTACAGAGCTGAAGGCGATTTTGACCGAGTGTTTCGATGTTCCTTGGGAATGGTGGAGGGTGGATCATGGCTCGTAGGATCGAGATTGAGATTGACGATGATCTGGCCGATCGGCTGTCAGCAGATTCTCCGAGCGATAAACTAGACCCATCGCTTTTGCCCGCCCGCGTCGAGGAACTGGTCCGCCGCTACAGTGATCGGCCTAAGCTGCTCGAACCGAAGCACGAGATCGCGCTGGCGCTGCTGCGCGCCGATCTAACGAGGCAGGCGGTGCAGTGCGCCAAGCCCGGCGAGGATGCATGGAATCTCAACCAAAGGGTGAACGACATGTTAACCCACATCGTCGCGGGAGGGGCATATTATGGCTGGTAAGCGCGGCAGGTACGGACTGATTGTCGCATCGCTCGCTTTCTCCGGATGCTCACCCGATGAGCGTGGCTCACTCGGATACTGTGACAACATGAAAACCGGAGAACGCGTCACGTTGGTTGGTCGCAACCTTAGCTATTGGTTTTTGCGTGACGCTAAAGGCCGAAATTTCACGGTGGAACCGACCGGAGACTGGCGGTGCGCGGAGACGAACAGTGGCTAAAAAGGACCGCCTCGCGAAGGGCTACGCCGTTACCGTTGTTCTCGACCTCGGTAATGGCAACATAGCGCATTCACTCCAAGTCATTCCCGGTGGCGATGAGGAGGCGGCAAAAAACCGCCTAGCTGGCTATGCGGCACGCAAGCACCCCGGAGGCAAAATGGCAAGCGTTCTTGCTTCACCCATATTCGCGGAGGCTGACAATGGCTCGTAAGCGCGGCAGACCTCGCAAGGATGGACCCAGAGATTCACACGGGCGATTGATCCGCGATGGCAAGTTCACCCCTCCACCGGATCATATCGTTGCACGGAGGAAGCTGTTCTCGTTCGTCACCCCGACGAAAGCCCCAGATGGACGGGTGGGAGAGATCGACCAGGACATCTGTGACGGGATCGGTCAGTTCCACGCTCTCGGACTGTTGGACGGGCACGGGGTTGACGCGCTTGAATTGAGGAACGCCGGCAGGGAGTGGCGGGACTGGTTCACCACCCTCCTCAGGAGGCAAGGATACAAGGGAGGCGGTTATGAGCGAATGGACAAAGCCAGAGAACGCGAGCCTAGACACAACGAACGACTGGATAGGATGGATAGCGTACTCACCGGTTTCGAGCGGTCAGCTATGTATTCCCTCCTCATCGATCCGGTGGTCGGCTCGTGGCCACTCGGCGAAAGTGACGCACCCTGGGTCCGCTCCATCATCGGAGAAGCCCTGATCCAACGGGGAAAGCTCCCCGAGTTCGTCCGTATGCCCGATATGAACGACCGCGCATTATTGGCTGCGGCAATACGGGGACTGGTGGCGATTGTGGATGCAGCGACAACGAGGAGGCTGGCAGCGTAATGGGTCACTGGAATCACCGCGTTATGCGACGCAAGACAGCCTGCGGCCCAGAGCGGGATATTGACTGGTACACCATCCACGAGGTTTTCTATGGCGAGGACGGTTCGCTAAGCTGGACCGAGGACGAAATTGCGCCCGCCGGAGAGAGCGTAGACGAGTTGCGCGAGACCTTGCAGCGCATGATCGCGGCCCTCGAAAAGCCCGTGCTCGATTACGACGCTGAGAAAGACCACACAACCAACGCCTAAGAATCGTTCTCGTTCCGTACTCCATTTGATCACGATACGAATTGACGAACCTATTTTTGTGTGCCATAGTGGAATTGTGGGGATTGTGCCTAGCGCGCGTCCCTAACCCCAAAATCGACAGGACCACGCATGTTGCACGCCAAGATAGGCCGCGACCTCGTGGACCTATTTGCCGATCAGCCAGACCGCGTTGCGGGGGAGCTGGAAGCGATCCGCACCGAAATATACTTTCGGACGCTCTTGGTTGAGGAAAAGGCGCGCGTTCGCGCCCAGTGCAGCCCCCTGATCGCCGCCTACCTCGCACGAGGAGGCCAGATCACACGCTGCACATATGTCCAGAGCTCGTAAGGCTCTCATTGTCCGAAAGGCGCGTCCAGTGTCCGAAACCGCGTCACAGATCGCCGATGGTCTGCATGACGTGGCTGATGGCCTGCATGTAATAGCGGGCGTTCTCGCATGGTGCGCAGCGGGGACGCATTCCGACACTCACGGACGGCAGAAGGAAATGGCCGCGGTAATCCTTCGGTTCGCCAAAGAGGGGTTTTTCTCGACCAAGGTTGACGGAGTGAAGGTCTCACAGGCCGACGCCGACCAGGCCCAGGCGATGTTCCTCAAGCTGTTCCCATCGGCGGGCAAGAGGCGGTGAAGCTCGTTCACGACGCAGATAACGTCGAAGAGCTCCCGGTATACAATTTCCAGGACATTGCTGGGTGTGCCCGCCGGTTCGCTGATCAGCTGGACGCCGGCGAACTGCCTGATCTTATCCGGGCCATTGTGGTGGTCCACACGCCCGAGGGAATCGGGATCAACGTCTGGGGCGAAAACTCAGACGGATATGAGCTTTTGGGCCTGCTCGAAGCGGCCAAGGTCCGCGCTTACGAGGCCAACGTTCTCGACGAAGATTAAGGTGGAAACATGGCGAAATTCGCTCACTCGGACGTAATCGACGGCGCGCTGAACGTCATCAAGAACAACTGCACCCGCATGACCCTGTGTTCTGCGCAGCCCACCACTTACACCGAGGGCAATGCCACCTTCATGCTCGGCTCGGTCACGATGGCGTCGGGCGATTTCACGGTGGCCAACGGCGACACGTCGGGTCGCAAGATCACGGTGGCCGCGAAGACCAGCATCCCCGTCACCAATGCGGGGACCGGAACGCACGTCGCCCTGCTTGACGTGACCAACTCCAAGCTGCTGTTCGTGACCACCTGCACGTCTCAGGCAGTGTCCGGCGGCGGCACCTTCGACATCGGATCGTGGAAAGACGAAATAGCTAGCCCGAGCTAATGGGCACCTTCTCCGGGATCACGGCGGGCAATGTCACCACCGTATCCACTTATTCCTCCATCGGGATCGAGATCAACGCCGGGTCTGGCGCTGGTTTAGCCAATCCACCTACCACCTCCAACACCAACGGACGCTGGGGCGGCTGCCGGCTGCAATACCGGGTTTCCGGGGTCGGGTCATACAAGGATGCGATTGATCTTCCCTACGACCAGGGGGGAACGCGGGGCGGGGTATCGCTTCCGGCGCAGTACCGGGGATCTCTGCTCCTCTGTAACGCAGGGACCACCTACGACCTCAAGGTCACTCACGACGACGGGACGAGCTACACCTTCACCGCCTCAACGCGAACTGACGTAGCCAACCTTCCCGTTGCGCAGACGATCACCCTCCCCGCCCTAACGCAGAGCATTTACAACGCGAATACCGGCGGGACCGCTGGGGGATATGTCCTCTACACCGGGGCCCCCGGAGTCACCCCGGTCATCGACGCGGGGCATATCCGCAATTATTGCATGAGGGTCGGTTCGACCGGTTCCGCCGTCGAATATGTGATCTTCCGCAACATCAAATTCACGGGCGCCGTTCTCCACTGCGTTCTTTTGGGTTCGACCGATAGCTCGAACAGCCAGACGCTCACAAACATCATCTTCGACAATTGTGAGTTCACCGACTGGGGCTCGCCTCCACCGGCATTTCCGAACAGCCCCTATTGCGACAACCTGCTCAGCGCGATCTTCTGCCTTTCGAGCAACCTTCAGAACGTCACCGTTCAGCGGTGCCACATCCACGATCCCGCAATGGGGTCGAACACCTGGTATGTCGATGAGGGCGACAACCCCGCTGTCTCGGGAACGACGACCCAGCACCCCGAGGGTCCGCAGGCGTTCAGCCTTCGCGATTCCAAGGGCGGGCACGTCATCCGCTACAACACCATTGAAGCGTCGGTTAGCAACCACTTCAACGATTCGATGGGCGACACGTCCAACTTCTCGGACGGCGGTTATCCCTGCCAGAATACCGACATTCACCACAACATCATTCGGTACACCTGGGACGATGGGATCGAGATCGAGGGCCGCGATAAGAACATCCGTATCTGGAACAACATCTTTGACGAGGTGTATCACGGGATTGGCCTCGCTCCTGTCTTAAGAGGTCCGGTTTACATCTGGGGCAATGTCGGACGGATCAGCAAGTCGGGAACTAAACGGGACCGCGGCCAGAACTTTCTCAAGTGGCGCCGGACCCAATCCTCTGGGGGAACGGACTACAGCGGCGGGCACGTCTTTTTCTTCAACAACACAACGCTTCCTCGGGTAAGTTCCACCAGTCAGGGGTTCAAGCAGCTCTACGCCGAAGAGGAGGCGCTGGACTCGATCCGCAACTGGCACGTCTGGAACAACGTCATCAACAACGATGGCACGGCGGTAGCCTTTGAAGATCCGAACGGAACCAACAACGAGATCAGAAACAATCTGTTCAAGTTCGGCTGGACCACATCTTCAGAGCCCAGCGCCCTAGTCAGCGGCAACATCGACAACCGCCCGACCTACGCGACGAACACATGGAACGCCACTACCGGAGTAGGGGTGTTCCTTCAGACCAGCGGGGCGGGGTATCAGGCGGGAATCGCGGTTCCCAACGTATTTGACGGAGTGACCAACCCCGACTGCGGGGCAATGCAGCACACGCAGAGCGAAATGCGGTTCGGGCACCTCAACATGCCCGCAACCGTATCGACGGTCACTCCGACCAACGCGGCACAGGCGCAGACGGCCGCAAGCCCGGCCGTCACCGTCAGGACCGCAGTCGCTGCCAATGCGTCGCAGGGACATAGTTCAACGAGTCCCTCGGTGATCGTTCCGGCGGTCACGGCGAATAACAGCGCTCAGACACAGGCGGCAACCAGTCCCACCGTCAGTGTCGTAACGATCGCTCCGGCCAATGCGGCAGAGGGCCATACAGCTTCGTCTCCAAACATCGCAGCGAAGAGCTCGATCGTTCCGGTAAATTGTTCTCAGGCACACTCACCGACCAGCCCTACGCTGACCGTCCGCAACGTGGTGACGGCCAACGATGCAACCGAAGGACATGTCGCAACGGGGCCGGGGATCAGCGTCACTCCGCTGATCGGGGTGGATGTCGCAAGGCAGAGCCAGGCGTCATCGGATTCAACGATCCTCGCCTATTTCAATGTCGCCGCTGACAATGCGGCGATGACCCACGCGGCTTCACAGCCGATCGTGCTGGCGGGGACGATACAGGTTTCAGACTGCGCTCAGGACAATTCAGCCGGGGCGATTCTGATCCAGGTTCCGGTGACGGCAGCGAGACACACTCGGCGGGGCTGGAACAAGCAGACATCGAGCGGAAGCTGGGGTTTCGGAAGTTCAGGGGGGGGCGGCTCATGGGGGCCGTCCACTCGGGGGAGATAAATGGCAATTCAGCTTTCGACGACGGTCCGAAATGCGATGCTCGACCAGATCGAGACCACCATTTCCACGTCACCAATCATGAAGATCCGCACTGGTGCAGCTCCGGCCAACTGCGGCACTGCGGACTCGGGCACGGTCCTCGCCACCCTTACCCTTCCATCCGACTGGCTTGCCGCCGCCGCTTCGGGTGCAAAGGCGCTTAGTGGAACGTGGCAGGACACGTCGGCCGACGCAACCGGGACCGCGGCCCACTTCCGCATCTACGATTCCGGCGGTTCGACCTGTCACATCCAGGGAACGGTAGGGACTTCGGCCTCTGACTTGATTGTGGATTCTACCTCGTTCACTGCCGGCCAGTCGTTCACGGTTACAGCGTTCACGTTGACTGCTGGTAACGCCTAGGCGGGAGCCCGCCGATGGCCGTTGCTATCAGTTCACTAGCCAACGGGACAGGCACGGCCGCCACTGGCAGCGTTGCGACCGGATCGCTTTCGATTCCGGACGGCACGACCGTTGTTGTCGTCGCGGAGTTTGATCGCACCACATCGAGTGTGACCACGGCTTCGCTGGCGACGACCACCGGTCTTACGATCACTGAAATCGCGATTAACGGGGCAAATGGAGGCTTCGCTTACAACCCCGGCGCGAACCCGCGAAAATTCATTCAGGCCTGGTGGGCGAAGAACAGTAGCGGCAGCACCGCCACAGGGACATTCACCGCCTCCAATTCTGATGGAGGCACACAGACCGCCGGCATTGCCGCCTTCTCCGCAACCGGCAATGGAACATCGTTCACCAACGTCAAGGCCGCAGGAACGGCGGCAAGCGGCGTAACGGTTACGCTGGATAGCGCCCCAGCCTCCAACAGTGCCCTAGTCGCTGCGTGCATACAGACCGGGTCTTCCACAGGGCCAACCCCTTCAACCGGCTATACGGAGCTATACGACTTCTTCACGAGCGGCGGCACCTCAAGGCCTTTCGAGGGCGCAAAGCAGGATGGCGGCTCTCCTCCGTCCAGCGCAACGTGGAGCGCCAGCGCCAGCGTCAACAGCCTCGGCCTGCTGATCGAGGTTCCGATCGCCTCCACGGCGATAACGGGCACCCTGAGTTCAACGCTCAGCGATGTGACGCTAAGCGGAACTGGTGCGGTAAAGATCACCGGCTCGCTGAGCGGTACGCTAGCCGACACAACGGTCAGCGCAACGGGCGCGCTGGCGATCAAGGGCAACCTTTCGGCCACACTGGCTGACGCTACAGTCGCTGCCACGGCTATATTGCCGATCAGCGGTAGTCTCTCCGGCACACTCGGAGCGGCCAGCCTAAGCGGCACTGGTGCGCTGGCCATCACGGGCAGCGTATCGACGACACTTGATGCGGTTACATCGAGTTCCACGGGTCAGCTGCTCATTCAGGGCAGTCTGTCCGGAGCGCTCGCAAATACCACACTGAGCGCCGCGGGCGCCTTACAAATCCACGGCAGCCTCACCGGGACACTCAGCGCGGTTACGCTAAGCGCCAATGGTGTGGGCCCACGGCTCGCGTCAATGACTGGGACACTGGACGACATCGGCGGAGCGTTCGCAGGGTTCATCACCAGGCCCCAGCCGACGATATTGCGAAAGACATTCAGCGGAAGCTGGGGACCGGGCGCGTCGGGTGGCGGCGCGGTCTGGAGACGACAGACCAAAAGCGGACAATGGGGCGCCAAGCCCTGACCATCCCAAAACAGCCCACCCGCGAGGGAGCTGAAAGCGAGGGATCATGAAAACGACGTTCTTTACCAATTACGGCGTGATTGAAGCCGCAAATCAAGAAACCGCCAACCGATTGGCCTATATCCACTGGCTAGAAGAGGGGTGGGCACAGGGCGGCTACTATCCGATGACCCGCGAAGAGTTCGAGGCCGAACATCCCGAGGTGCGCGGTGGACGGTGATGACGTGCGCGACCGGCTCCTGGCCGCGCTGGAGAAGGGGAGAAGCCTGCTCTCGATCTGCAAAGACGAGGGAATGCCAGACAGGCGCACCGTTCAAAGATGGCAGAGTGAGGACGAGGAGTTCGATGCCGCAGTTACGCGCGCACGCGAGGACGGATTTCATTTCCTTGCTGAGCAGGCTCGCATCAAGGCCCAGACTGCTGAGGATGCGGCGAAGGGGCGCTTAGCATTCGATGCCGACCGCTGGTATCTCGGCAAGCTGTCCAATGCGTTCAGTGACAACAAGCCGCAGAAGCATGATCACTCAGGCCACGTCCTGAGCACTATCGAGATTCAGTTTGGACGCGGACCTCAAGCTGAAGGCTGATGGCCGGCTTAAGGTCATAGTCTCTCCGGTATTTGAGCCGCTCTGCCGGCCCTCGCGTTACAAGGCTGCGTATGGCGGTCGCGGTTCGGGCAAGTCGCAGTTCTTTGCCGACTGGATGATTATTCAGGCGGCGAGCAGGCCCGGCTTCAGGGCGCTGTGCTGCCGTGAGATACAGAAGTCGCTCAAGGAATCGGCCAAGCGGCTGCTGGAATATAAGATCGAGGCGCGGGGACTGGGACATCTGTTCCAAGTCCAGGAAGCGCAAATCAGGACACCTGGCGACGGCCTGATCGCATTCGCCGGCCTTCAGGACCATACGGCGGAATCCATCAAGTCCTACGAGGGCTTCGACGTGGCCTGGGTTGAGGAGGCGCAGACGGTCAGTCCGCGCAGTCTTCAGTTATTGCGGCCCACCATTCGCTCGCCCGGTTCTGAACTGTGGTTCAGCTGGAACCCGAGACACCGCACTGATCCTGTGGACGTGATGTTCCGGGGCGAAGAGGTGCCGACAGACGCGCAAATCGTGCACGCCAACTGGGACGACAACGAGTGGTTTCCTGCCGAGCTTGAGCAGGAGCGTTTGGACTGCCTGAGAATGCAGCCCGAGCAGTACGATCACATCTGGGAAGGCGGCTATGTGACCGTCGCAGAAGGGGCATACTACGCCAAGCAACTGGCCGACGCGAAGACTGACGGACGCATTTGCGACATCAACCCTGACCCGCTGCTGACGATCCGCCTGTTTGTAGACATCGGCGGCACTGGGGCGAGGGCCGACGCTTTCGTGATCTGGGTGGCGCAGTTTGCCGGCCCCAAGATCAAGGTGCTGGACCATTACGAGGCGGTGGGTCAGGAACTCGGGGACCACCTCGCTTGGCTTCGCGCCCGCGACTATGGACCCGACCGCGCACAGTTCTATCTGCCCCATGACGGGAAGCAGCACGATAAGCTAGTCAGGGCGAGCTACGAGAGCGCCCTAAGGGACGCTGGCTACAAGGTCACGATCGTCGGCGACACAAGCAAGGGCGCGAAGACATACCGGATTGAGGCGACCCGCCGCTGCTTCCCGAACATATGGTTCAACGAGTCCAAGACAGAGGCCGGACGACTGGCCTTGGGCTGGTATCACGAGAAGCGCGACGAAGAGCGCAATGTTGGCCTCGGGCCAGAGCATGACTGGTCAAGCCATAGCGCTGACGGGTTTGGCCTGATGTGCGTGGCTCACGAAGAGCCGAAGCCGAAGCAAGTTATCAAATACTCATCGAAGGGGATCGTATGACACGCTACGCCAACGTGTACCAATACGACGGCCCCCTCGGCAGCTACCAGTTCACCGACGCTCAGCTGGGGCACGAAACCCGTAAGCACGCCGCCGTTGCCGCGCTGTGGGAGCTCGATGTTGAGGGCAACACGCGCCGCATCGGGCTGCTTCACATCCACCCGAAAGCCGGGGTCGCTGAATGATCGACGTCGATCCCTCATTCCTCAGCTTCCTCAAGGACGAGGAAAGCAAAGCCTTCGACGGCACCCTGCTCGACGAGGTTGAGGCGGCGATCAACTCGTACAACGGCCAGCCCTACGGAGACGAGGAGGACGGGCGCTCGCAGGTTGTCGCTCGGGACGTGTCCGAGACTACCGACTACATGCTCACCTCAGTTCTCGATGCCTTTGTGGCTTCTGGGCGGGTGGTCGAGTTCGAGCCTTCCGACGAAGCCGATGAACAGACTGCCGATGACGCCACCGAGGCAATGCACTACCTCTACCGGAGGAAGTCAGGCTATCGACTGATCCACGATTGGGCCAAAGGCGGGTTGCTCGAAAAGATCGCGGTGGTGAAATCCTGCGTCGAGCGCAAGCGCAAGCGGGTCGAGAACCTCTACCACCCGGCGATGTTCCCGGAACACGCGATCGAAGCGCAGGAGACCGACCAGCTCCACCCAGAGGACGGCTCGCCATTAATTCACGCGGTGACGCTCGAAGAGATGGCGGCCGAGTTCAGGGACTATTACGTTCCGCTGGAAGAGTTCAGGGTTGCTCCCGACGCAAGGGACTTGGATAGCGCGGTCTATCTCTGCCACCTGACCGAAAAGAGCCTGTCGGACCTCGTGGAGATGGGGTTCGATCCACCTCATGATCTCCAGGACGGCGGAGGCGACGATCTCCAGTCTATGCGCTTCGCCCGCGACGATGGGCGCTCGATGCTCAGCGACGACCGCAAGGGCGCATTGCGCAAGGTGTGGCTGCGCGAGGAATATGTTCTCTACGATCTGAACGGCGACGGACTGGCCGAACGCCTCTGCGTCCACCGCGTGGGGAATACGGTCCTTGCGATCGACGAGGTCGATTACCAGCCTTTTGAGTATTGGTGCCCGTACCCGATGCAGGGCCGCTTGATCGGTCAGTCATTGGCCGACAAGACGATGGACATCCAGCGGGTCAATACCGTCGTTGAGAGATTGATGCTGGACAGCGGCTACCAGCAACTTCAGCCGGGCACGTTCATTCACGAAGACTCAATCGGCGACCACACGATTGACGACCTGCTGACGGTGAGGCCCGGAAGGCTGGTCCGGTTCGCCGGCTCGCTTCCGCCGATCCCTGAGCAGCGAGTGGACATTACCGCCACCGCGCTCCAGATCCTCGACTTCAAGAAACGCCAATCCGCCGACCGCACGGGAATCACCCAGCTCAACCGCGGCGTTGACGACGACACGCTCAACGACACGGCCAAGGGCCAGGCCCAGCTGATGAGCCGCGGGCAGCAGATGGAGCGCTACATCATCCGCAACTTCGCGGAAGGCGTGGCCCGGCTGTTCATGAAGAAGGTCGGGCTCATGCGCAAGTATGGGCAGCCGTTCCAGATTCGCGTTGATGGGGAATATCGCCAGGTCGATCCGTCGCAATGGCCCGAGGACATGGAAGTCCAAGTCAAGGTCGGCCTCGGCTCCGGCTCCAAGGAAGACCGGATCTTGGGCCGACAGATGATCGCCCAGATGCAGGCCATGGCGGTGCAGGGCGGGCTTCCCATCGCCTCGCCGGACAACATCTACAACAACATGACGGGCCTCGCCCGCGACTTCGGATTGCAGCCCAACGATCTATGGACCGAGCCGCCCAAGGACGAGCAGGGCAATCCCATCCCACAAGAGCAACCACCCGATCCGGAGATGATGAAGGCGCAAGCCCAGCTCCAGATCGAGCAGCAGAAGGCCGAACAGGACGCGCAGCTGAAAGGCGCCGACCTACAGGCCAAGCAGCAGGAAGCCGCGCTGAAGATCGAGCTCGAACGGGCCAAGGCCCAGGAAGCCGCCCAGCTGGCGCGGGACAAGGCCGAGTTCGAGCGGGAGCAGGCGATCGCCCAGATGATGTTTGAGCGCGAGATCGAGATGCAGCGTTTCGAGCACGAAAAGAAACTGGCCTACTACAAGGCCGACAAGGACGCGGAAGCGAAGAAGTACAGGGGTGGAGGGCGGTTAGATGCGTGATTGGTGCGCTCACGTCACTCTTCCCCACGGCTACGAATGGGGACGTTGGTGTGGCGAATATCGCGCAATCCGTCGTGCCGGAACGGTGATTGCGGCCGCCGGCGGCCTTCCGATGAAGGCGGCAGGGTCGCCAGCCGCCGTGCAGGCTGAAATCATGTACGCAATCGCCAAGGGTGAGCGCGAGCTACAGAGAGGAACCCGGTTAGATGCTTAACGACAAGGCCAATCGTCTGGTTGAGCTGATCGGCCCGATGGGCAGCATGGGACTGGCGCTGATCGTCGGATTCATCATCGGGATTATCCTGTGACCGAAGCCGAACGCATCGCCCGCGCCCAGCGCGCCAAACAGGCGTGGGACGAGTTCGTTGACCCGATCCTCAATGAGGTGGAGACGACCTACCTCAGGCGCCTACGCGAAGTATCCACCAGCGAATATTCGTACAAGGCTCGCAGCGACAAACAGACCAGCCTGTCAACGGGGCTCAAGGTGTTCGACGCGATCCGCGCGGGACTGAGGGAAGCCATGCTCGACGGTGAGCTTGCCGAGCGATCCAAACTACGGGCGGAAGCCGTGGAGAAGATGACCGCACCACAGCGGCGGTTGCTGAATATCGTTGCGTATTAGGTTCGCTCCAAGACTCCAGTCCAATACTGACGGAGCAGTTTACGCGTAAAGGCATCCTGTGCGGAGCGAGCCGCCGGTTGCTCATTGAGTAGCCGCAAGGCGTATAACGCTGTTTCGCGCTCATCCATGTGCGATGAGCTACCACACATTCGAGATAACAACAAGAGCAGGGCCTACCTGCCACCCTAATCTGCACTCCCGCAGATAGGCCGCTGCGGCGGTCGCTTCCAAGGAGAACGAGAATGGACGTAGAACTGATCGAATATCGCGTGCGCCCCGTCACCAGATATGTGGTGACGCGCTTCGAAAAGAGCGAGGTCGTAAATGACCGCTGCTCGGCAAGCAGCACAACGCATGGTGAGTTCGATTGCGCCGACACGGCCTATCAGGTTGGTTACGCGCTCTGCAAAGCTGACCACGAACGCATGGGCTGGCCGCTAGACGACGAGCGAATCCAGTACCCACGTCGCCTCGGCGAAGAAAATACGCAGCCCGCAGGAATAGCGGGCGCCTAACCCAATCCACGCCAAACGGCGGGATCGCTCGCGAGAGCGCAACACCAGAAGCCTGAAAAAGGACGAACGCATGACGACCCAGCAGCCCGAAGAGGCGGCAGTCGGCGGCGAAGCTCCACCCGTGGAACTCAGCCCCGAAGACCGCCTGAACGCAGCTTTCGAGGATCTCGAGAACCACAAGGAAGAAGAACTACCGGAGGAGGAACAACCCTCCTCCGAAGACGAACCGCAGATCGAAGAGGAAGAAGAGGAACTTCCTCCCATCGAGCCGCCGGTATCGTGGGACGCTGATGCGAAAGCCGTTTTCGCCAGCCTTCCCCGCGAAGCACAAGAGATTGTGACCAAGCGGGAGGCGGAACGCGAGCGCTTCGTTCAGCAGAAGTCCCAGGAAGCGGCCCGCGCCAAGCAGGAAGTCGAGCAGCAGGCTTACCAGTCTCTCGCTCAGTACGAACAGCAGGTAGCGGCGCAGCTTTCACAATACGCCCAGCTGCTCAGCGTTCCGGAACCGGACATGAGCCTGCTGGCGACCGACCCGCAGACCTACGCCTTTCAAGCAAAGCAGTACCAGGACGCCCAAGCTCAGCAGCGCCAGTTGCAGCACCAGGCCCAGCAGTACGCCGAGCAGGCAAGACAGCGGGAAGCCTATGCCCAACACGCCTATGCTGAGGAGCAGAAGCAAATCCTCGCCGACAATTTACCGGAATACCTCGACCCCACGTCAGGACCAAAGCTCCAGCAAGAGCTGTCGGCTGTCGCCAGGGAGCTGGGTTATCCGCCCGAACTGATCGGACAGGCGCGCGCCACCGACATCATCGCAATGAAGCAGGTTCGCGACTTGAAGGTGAAAGCCGACAAGTACGACCAGCTGATGGCGAAGAAGATGGAGGGTGTTCGCGCCGCCAAGGGAAAGCCGCCAGTGACCGCCAGGCCGGGCACCGCCCAGGCTCCAGGCGCCGCTCGGCAGAACCAGTACGCATCGGATCGGGAAGCGCTTCGCAAGGGAGATCAGGCCGCCACCCAGCGCGTGCTCGACTCCTTTTTCACCAAACCCAAGTAACGAAAAGAGACATAGAAAATGTCCGTTCCTTCAGGCACGTATCAAACCTACCAGGCGGTGGGTCGTAGGGAAGACCTGACCGATGTCATTCACGACATCTCCCCGACCAAAACGCCGTTCATGTCGAGCATCGGCAAGGGCAGCGCATCGCAGAAGAACCACGAATGGCAGACCGACGCTCTGGCGGCCGCTGACGGCACCAACAAGGTGATCGAAGGCGACGATCCGAGCAACGATTCGGCCGTCGCTACCGTTCGCCTCGGCAACTACACCCAGCTGATGGACAAGGTGATCCAGGTCTCCTCGTCCAACCGCGTGGGCGACAAGGCCGGCCGCGGTGACGAACTCTCCTACCAGCGCTCCAAGCGCATCAAGGAGATCAAGCGCGACATGGAGGCCCGTCTGACGGGCAACTATGCCAGCGCTGCCGGTGCTGCGGGTACTGCCCGCGAGTGCGCCGGGTTCGAGGCGTGGATCCAGACCAACTACTCGCGCGGCACGGGCGGAAGCTCGACCGCGTTCTCGGCTGGCATCCAGGCTGCGGCAACGGACGGCACCCAGCGCGCGTTCGACGAATCCATGCTCAAGGCCGTTCTGGCTTCGATGGCCGACAACGGCGGCGAGGTTGATGGGGCTCTGGTCCTGTTGGGCTCGTTCAACAAGCAGGCGGCCTCGACGTTCGAGGGCATTGCCGCCCAGCGTCAGCAGGCCGGTGGTCAGCTGGCGACGATCGTTGCCGGCGCCGACGTGTATGTGTCGGACTTCGGCCGCGTCAACATGGTCTATAGCCAGTTCTCCCGTTCGCGCTCGGCCCTCGTGGTCGATCCAAGCCTGTGGAAGCTGTGCTACTACCAGCCGTTCAAGGTCGAAGACCTCGCCAAGACCGGCCACAGCGACCGTCAGCTCCTCAGCGTCGAGTTCACGCTGGAGAGCTGCAACGAGAAGGGCAGCGGCGTGGTTGCTGACCTCACCACCTCGTAGTCAATTGATCATCTGTAGAGGGGCGGCGGGGAAGCAATTCCTCGCCGTTTCCATATGAGAAAACGACTGCTCGACTACGACCCGGCAACGGGCCTCAAGACGTTCCATTCCTACGACGAGACGGAGGATAAAACCTTCATCTCGTACGAACAGGATGTGCAGCCGATCCTGGACCAGAACAAGCGGGACCAGAACCACGGCGATCACAAGATGGGTGATGGCTACATAGCCGCACGCATTCCCTGCTCGATCATGCTCAAGTGGCTGGTCGAATATGGTGTGGACGTAATGAATCCCGACCACGGCGAAGCTGTGAAGAGACTCCTGAACAGCTCCGACTGGCGGCACCTCAAGCGTACACCTTTCACCATCTAACAGGAAAACAAAACAATGGCTTCGATCCTTCGGAGGCTTCCGAGCGCGTCATTCACGCGCCCTTCGGACACTACCGCCTACGCCTCGGGCGACCTCATGGCGAACTCGACCACGGCGGGCTCCGTCGTTGCAATGACGTTCACGCCAGTAACCAAAGGCTCTGGCCGCTCGGCCCAGATTCGCCGCGTTCGCGTGTCGAAGACGGGAACCAGCGTCACCAACGCCTCGGTTCGCCTGCACCTCTATACCACCAGCTCGATCACTGCGGCCAATGGTGACAACGGTGCATGGTCAACGGACAAGGCCGCGAACTACGTCGGCTCGGTCGATGTCACGATCGACAAGGCGATGACGGACGGCGCGGCCGGCAACGCGACGTGCGAGATCAACACCAACAGCCTGTCGCTGTATGGCCTCTTGGAGGCCCGCGGTGCCTATACTCCCGCTTCTGCGGAAGTGTTTACGGTCACGCTGGAATCCTGCGAGGACTAACGGGGAGGGGCGGGGGTTTCGGCCTCCGCCTCTTTTAGCCACGCATAAATGCTCATCCCAGCCTTTGCGGCACGACGCTCCACCTCTTTGTTGCGGGCCGCGAAGTTACCGTCGTGATAGCGCCCATCGCGCGGTCGCCAAGCGACCAAATCGTGACCAGACAGACGACGGAAGAAGCGGGTGCCAAGCCACGGTTCTTTGGTCACAGTCATGCCCGCTGACTAGCACACAGGAGCGCAAATGTCTATTTCACTCGCGCTCTCCCCAACGGGCGCAATCCCCGACCGCGATACGCTTATCACGGCGGTACAGGACTGGCTCGACCGGGACGATCTCAACGACAAAATCCCGATGTTCATCCAGATGGCGGAAGCGCTGTTCAATCGCGAGCTCCGCACCCCGCAGATGGAGGCCACGTCCATCGGCTCGGCGTCGGGTGAGGACATCCCGCTGCCCGAAGATTATCTCGCGATGCGGGCGATCTATGAAGAAGGCTCGCCTGACCGTCCGTTGAGGGGCATCGCTCCCACGGCCATTCGTCAGGGCTTTGACGGCACTACCGGAACGCCTGTCGCCTACACCCTGGTCTCGGGCGGCATTCGGCTCGTTCCTCCACCTTCGTCGGCAATCACGCTGACGATGGACTATTTCGCGCGGATCTACCCGCTCACCGTGTCCTCACCGACTAACTGGCTCTTGGAACAGCATCCCGACGCCTATCTCTACGCCACGCTCTATAATGCGGAAATCTACCTCGACAACATTCCCCGCGCAGCACAGTGGAAGGGGCAGCTGGACGAGATTGTGGGGCGGCTCAACCGCACGTCACGCAACGACCGATACGGAGCGGGTCCGCTGGTTCCCAACACCATCGGCCAAGTGCGCGGCGTTAGGAACTAGGCGGCTCCGGTAGGGGCATCCAGTGGGTAGCGCGTCGGCCTTCGATCTCTATTTCCTCGTAGTTTAGGCCGTAGCAATTGGCCACCCAAGTCTCGGTTTCGCCAATCTGGGGCTCACCGTGAAGATAGTAATGGCGCGAGGTGCCCCATTCGGCATTCGCTACTCGGCCAATGTCGATGACCGAAATTGCGCCAGCTTCTCCAATGGAGAACTCGCGTACCCAAAGGTCAATGTTAGTGCCGTCTTTCGGCGCGGTTTCGATCGGTTGCCACATAGCCCGGCACTACCACAAACGGAGGGAAAATGCAAAAAGCAGTTCCCTTCGGCGAATGGCTACCGGACATCGCTCCCTCGAACAGCAACCATGTCATCGTGGCGTGGAACGTCTATCCGATGGCCAACGGCTACGCTCCCGTGGGTGGATTGGAGACGATCACCCCGACCATCGGTGAGGCATTCCTTGGTGGGGGTAGCTTCGCCTCCTCGACCGGTGTCTATACATTACTGGCGGGGACCGCATCAAAACTGCGCAAATATGCTAGTGCAACCTGGTCCAATATCCTCACCGGGCTCACGATCAGCAAGCGGTGGTACTTTGCCCAGTTCGGTGACAACATTGTGTATGCCAACGGCGGGCAGCTGGGCCGCTACCAGCTGATCCCCGGAACCGCCGCAGTTATTGCCGGGGCTCCGACCAACGCGATTGACGTTGCCACGGTCGGCGATTTCGTCATGGCAGTATTGGACGACGGCAATATCCAATGGTCCTCGTTCAATGACTGCACCGCATGGACGCCCGGAACCAACCAGGCCGACAAGCAACCTCTACTGGACGGAGGGCCGGGAGTTCGGATCGTCGGCGGGCAGTATGGCATCGTCTTTCAGAGAAACTGCGTCAGGCGTATCCAATATACCGGCCAGCCCGACATCTGGTTCCAGATCGACAAGATTTCGCCCGAGATCGGCTGCATGGCCGGAGGCTCGGTGGCCTATACGGGAAGGCTGATCTTCTTCCTTTCGGAGCGCGGGTTCGAGATGTGCGACGGGGAGAACGTCGCTCCCATCGCAGACGAGAAGTTCAACCGCTGGTTCTTCGCCAATTTCTCCCGGTCTGACATCGCCAACATGTGGTCGGCGATCGATCCAAGAAACGCCTTCGTCATGTGGGCGGTTCCAGGAAATCCGGGGCTGATCATCGTCTATAGCTGGACCCTCAAGCGGGGAACGGCCTTATTGGTCAATCATAGTGCCGTGTTCACCGGACTGACCGACGTGGTTTCGATTGACCAGCTGGATTCGATCTACGGCGATCTGGACTCTGTTCCGATCAGCGTTGACGATCCAAGCTTGGCCGGCGGCAACCCGGTGCTGATGGTGGTGGACAACGATTATTTGATCGGGGCCCTTTCTGGAACCAATCTCGAAGCGACGATCCGCCAGAACAATATCGAGCTCACGCCCGGACGCAGATCTAGGGTGCGGTCGGTACGTCCGATCACCGATGCTCTGAATGCCTCAGTCGGGATCAATGCCAAGATGAAGGCGGGCGACGGGGAGAGCATCCGCACCACCTCCGAAATGCGCAGCAACGGCAAAATGCCGATCCGCGCCAACGGAAGGTATCTCGACAACATCCTGACGATCCCCGCCGGGGAAACATGGTCCTACGTTCAGGGCTGCGAATATGAGTTCGAGCCGGGGGATGGTCGTTAGATTTGCGGGCGCGGCTTTCAGCTTTGACGGCCATGCCGAGGCATACTCACCTTGTCTCGCTGTCGAGCAGTGCGCGCCTACCACTCAACACGTCTAGCGCCCGCACAGTTCGCTAGCACAAATTCGAGATAACAACAAGGGGGCGCCATGAGCTGGGTTCCCACCCCCAACGTCCCCATCATCCGCACTGCCGACTGGGATCGTCTCGCCGCCTACGCGATCAACGGAGCGACCAACAAGACCGACCCGCTCAGCCTCTCGGGGACGGTAATCACGACGCAGACCGATTGGAACCTCGCCACCGGCTTCGTTTACAAGATCAACTCGGTTCAGGTGCTCGGCCCCCGCTCGACGGGCTGGACGGCTGACACGGGGACTGCCGAAAAGACCGCCCACGCGACTTATACCAAGGGCTCCAATCTGACGTTCACGGACCCTCCAACGGCGGGCGAGATGAGCTCTCTCGCCACTCGAATCTCGAACATCGAAACCGCGCTTCAGAACTTCAGCCGAGGGCAGAAGGCGATCAAGGACGCCCTCACCACACACGGGATCATAGGCACATGAACTTCAACTTCAATTCCGCCTTCAAGCCGATGGGCTTTCCGGGAATGCCGCAGATGCATTTCCCGTCTTATAGCGCGGCGACTCCGCCGCAGCCAATGATCCCCTCGCCCGTCCCCGCGCCGCAGCCCGTTACTCAGGTGCCGCAGGGATCACCGGGATACGGAACAGACCGATCCGGCTGGCACAATGCACTGGACGCGTGGCGGCAACAGCGCCCGTCCGCCCAGCAGTTTTTCTCCAGTCTTCAGCCCGGCGCCATGGCCGGAGGCATGAACTCGACCTTCAACGACTGGCAGAACCAGATGCACAGTTGGCTCGATCAGCGCCCGGAGCGAAGCGACTATTTCACGCAGCAGAACCCCGGCCTGATGCCCCGATTTCGGTAATGGTGATTGGCGCGGTTTCCGATCCTCGATTGTGGGATCGGTGGCCGGAAGCGGAGGCATTGCTGGAACCGGCGCGAGCGAGGGGCGACTTCCCTTCGGTGCTGGACGATGACGAAATCTTGTTCGTGGTCCTCGATGGGGACGAACTCCTGGCCTGCGCAACGGCGTGGCTGAGCACGGATAGATATGTCGAGGTGAAGCTGATCGGCGGACGGGATTACCGCCGCTGGCTCGGTGAATTGGACAAGGTGATTGGGGCCGCAGCGAGACAGGCGGGAGCCGTCCGCATGATCGGCATTGGGCGCGCTGGTTGGAGCAGAATCTTGCAGCGCAATGGGTGGGTGAAATTGCAGCCGGTTGAGGATCACTGGCTGTTTGAACGGGAGCTATAGCGTTGGGGAAGAAAACAACCAAAACCAAGAGCGAGTCCCAACCCTGGGCGCCCGCACAGCCGATCCTTACCGGGGCCGGTCAGGGCATTCTCGACATGGTGAACAAGGCGCAGCCGGGTCAAGACGCGCTTCTCGCCCAATTGAACGGGATCATTCCTGGGCTCGCAGCCAAGGCCGGCGACACCAGCATGTTGAACGGCGGCACGAGCTATATCAACGGCACACTGGGCGGCAAATACCTCAACTCGAATCCCTATACGACGGCGCTTGCCAAGCAAGCCGGAAACGATGCCCTGAACTCGATTAACGGCAGCTTCTCGACTGCCGGGAGAACGGGCAGCTTTGACAACAAGGCGGCTGCGGCAAAAGGCGTGTCTCAAGCCGAGAACGCGATCCTATTCCAGAACTACCAGAACGAGCGCAACCTTCAGAACCAGGCCGCCAGTCTTCTCCCGGCGTACCAGTCGTCTCAATTTGCCGGTTATCAGCCCCTTCTTGGCGCGATGCAATTGGCGGGAACTCTGCCTTATGCGGGTGCGAATGCGCTGGGTAACATCGGCGGCTTGTATGGCGGATACGGTACGCAGACCGGCACCCAGCCAGGAGGCTGGGGCAACGCTCTCGGGGGCATTCTCGGCGCCGGCCTCAGCGGCTGGGCAAGTGGCGGCTTCGCGCCCATCGCCGGCATTTCTGATCGCCGCCTCAAGACGAACATCAAGAAGGTCGGCGAAGCTGCTGACGGCCTCGGGATCTATGACTGGAACTGGAAGGCTGATCCGAATGGGCCAACGGTTCGCGGCGTCATTGCCGACGAGGTCGAGCGCCTACGCCCGTGGGCACATATCCCCAACTTCAAGGGTGACTATGCCGGCGTCAACTACGCGGCGCTGGGGAGCCTTGCATAATGTTCGGCATAATGGACCCCAGCCTCGGCGATCCTCAGCCGATGAGCGAATTGCCCGTTCCGGGAATGCCTCAACTTCCCGGCATTGCTCCGCAGCGACCCGGCATGTTCGGCGCTGGAGGGGTCGGCCGCAATATCGCGGGGATGATCGGCGACCTCCTCATGGCCCGCGCGGGGATGCAGCCGATGTTTGCGCCCATGTTGATGCAGAGGCAAAAACAGGCGCTGGAGGAGGCGCAATACCAGCGTCAGCGCTCGGACCAGAACGCCGATTGGCTCAGTCACCAGGAATATGAGGCGGCGCACAAAGAGCCGACGATGACCGAAAAGTTTGTCGCCGAAATCCTCGATCCGAACACCGACCCGCAGCGCCGCGAGCTGCTGAAAAGCGTAATTGTTCCGCCCTCGCCAGCGCCGATGACACTCCAGACCCCGATGGGAACCTACGTTGGCGGCAGATCGGAGATGCCGGGAGCCGCCGTTCCTCAGCCGGGCGCAGTGCAGGACGGTTATCGCTTCAAGGGCGGCAACCCTGCCGACCCCAACGCATGGGAAAAGATAGGAGGTCCGGGCCTCGGCGGTCCGGGCGGCTTTCCCCTTCCCTGACCCAATGAGGGCCCCAGGGCGCATGACCTCAGGCCGCAGAACGGTTGAGGGCAACAAAGCGGTCGGCGGCGTACCGAACAGCCGCCATCTGACCGGTGACGCTGCGGATTATATCGGCACCAGCGAAGCGGCACTGCGCAGCTATTTCGGCCCCAAAGCCCGCCTGCTGAATGAGGGCGACCACATTCATGTTACGCTCCCCGGCTTCGGGCGAGTTCCATTCTTTGGCCGCAACGGCACAAGGGGACGTTAATGCCCGGACCTTGGGAAAAGTACCAGCAGCAGCCGGGATTCATTCCGGACCCGACGTTTCCGGGTAAGCTGCAAGGTCAGAACCTCAACAACGAGGGTCAGGCACTCCAGAACGTTCGCACGCAGCAGCAGATTCAAACGCAGCCGCTTCAGAACGAGAGCACCCGAGTTGGCATCGAGCAAAACCGCCAGTCGATGCAGAACCAGCGGTTCAACCAGAACCAGGGACTGCGCCAAGAGTGGAATAATCTGCCGCTCAACAAGAACTTCCAAGTGGTCATGCAGAAGGCCGGTGGCGCCCTAAGCGCCAACGACACCTCGCAGGGCGATCTCGCCGTTCTCTACGCCTTTGCTACCGTCATGGACCCGGACTCGGTTGTTCGCGAGAGTGAGCAAGACATGGCGAAAAGCACCGCCTCCCGGTTCGAGCAGCTCAAAACGCAGTACAACATGGGGGCAAAGGGCGCGCGTCTCCCCGACGGCGTGCGGCCAGGCCTTCAGGAGCAGATCCGCGCCAACACCAAGGTCATCTCCCAGTTCTACGGCCAGCAGCGCGGGTTCTATGCTGACCTCGCCAAGCGCAACGGGTTCGACCCGCACGAGATTGTTGGTCCGGACCCGCTAGATCAGTTCTCCAAGATCGAGACGGATTACATCAAGCAGCGTGGCGGCACGCCCAAGATCAACGGCGTTCCGACCAGCGAGAGGTTCCGTAACGAGACCGACCCCGTAGCCTCGGCACAGATGGACGCCGCGATTCGTTCCGGCCTATCCTATGAGCAGGCCTCAGAGATGGCGAAAGCCGCCGGCTACCCGCCGCCCGACCGAGGAACCTATAACGAAGCTGTGAAGTTCGCGAAGAACAATCGCGGCTACAAGAACAGCCTCGCGGAAGCCACGAGGACAGTTCCCACAACGGCATTCGAGCGCTTTGCCGCGTCTCCTGTGGGCGCAGCGATCAGTGGCGCAGCCAAAGCCGCGACGATGGGCACGGCGGACAACATCGCCGGGGCACTCGGAGCCGATCCGGAAGCCTTTCGGCAGGCCCAGGACGCCCTCGCGGCGCAGCATCCGACCGCCGATCTGATTGGGCAGGTGGGCGGCGGCGCCACTGCGGGCATCGGCATTTCATCGGCGCTCTCGCGTATTCCGGGAATGGCCGGCGGGATGTTCGGCTCCAAGATCGCGCCCAATCTCCTCAGTCGCGAAGGCATGGTCGGCGATACGCTGTACGGGGCCGGCTACGGAGCGGGTTCGGAGGACGATAATCGGCTTCAGGGAGCCCTAACCGGCGGCCTGACCGGCCTCGGCGGCGGAATTGCCGCGAGGGGCGCCGTTGGCGGTGCTGCATCGGCTATCTCGCCCACGGGCGGGGCGTTGCGCCCGCTCTATGACATGGGCGTCCGCCCATCGATCGGGCAGCGCCTGGGCGGCGTGGTCAACAATCTCGAAGAGAAGTTCCAGTCCATTCCGCTTGTCGGCGACGCGATCAAAGGCACGCGTGACCGCGCTCGCGATCAGTTCCAGATCGGCCTCTTCAACGACTCGCTAAAGGACATTGGTCAGTCCCTTCCGGAGGGCATGGGAGTGGGTCACGAACCCCACGCCTTTGCCCAGGGCGCGTTCAACAAAGCCTACGATGCCGCGAAGTCGAACATGACGGCCGTAGTCGATGGCCCATTCAGTCAGGACATCGGCAATTTGCAGCAAACCGTTGGGGCTCTGCGCCCGGAAAGCCAGCAGCAGTTCGCCAAGGTGTGGAGCGGATCGGTCGCCCGCAGGATCCAAGACGGGGCCCTTTCCGGGCGGGCATTCAAGGACGCAACCAGCGAGATCGAGAAGAAGGTCGCCGCGCTGCGCAACAGCAAAACCGGGGACGGGGAATTGGCCGACGCTCTACAGCAGGCATCCGACGCCCTGAAGTCCAGCGCCATGCGCAACAGCCCCCCGGAAGTCGTTGCGGCGATGAACGCGGCAGACAGCGGCTATGCCAAGCTGGTACGCATTGAGGAAGCCAGTCGGAAGGCCGGAGGCGAGCCGGCGGAGTTCAGCCCGTCACAGTATAATACCGCCGTCAAAAGCGCTTCAGGCGGAGTGCGCAACCGGGAGTATCTGAGGGGCGCCGCGCTCAACGCCGACATTGCGGCACTTGGAACGAGGCTAGGAGATAAGGTTTCCAACTCGGGGACGGTGGACCGACTTGCGGCTGGCGGAGCGGCCTATGGGCTCGGGGCTGTCAATCCTTATGCGGCGAGCTTCCTGGGTGCGCTGGGCACGCTCAACGCGCCCGGTGTCCGCAATGTTGTGACCGAACTAATGGCGCCTCGGGCCAGCCCCTTCTTCGACCGGACCGCTGAGCAGCTTCGGCAGCGAGCTCGTTTGGCCGGAATGTTCGGCGCGCCTCTCGCGCTCGGCTTGGAGCAGTAATTCTCTCTTCGTTCGACGGCGGTGATACCACTCAACGCCGATAGCCTTGCCGCATAGCGCGGCGAGCAAGCCCAGGGTGTCAATCACCGGGCGGTTCTAGCTTAAATCGCAAGGAAAACAAAGCATGGCCGCATTCGCGACCTACAGCACAACCGCGTCCGCAAACGTCACCTTCGGCGCCATCAACATCGCTGAAAACTGTCCAGCGGCGAACGTCAACGACGCCCTGCGCGCCATCGCGGCCGAGGGCCGGCAGCTCTATGATCTGGTCGCGGCGATCAACACCTCAAACCTCATGCCCAAATCAGGCGGGGCGTTCACCGGCAACATCACCAAAAGCGGCTCGGGAGGCTATCTCTACCACGTCACCTCCTCGATGTCCGGGGGCAAGATTTACACCCAGACCGTGGGCACGGCCCTTCCTTCCTCGCCGGAGGAGGGAACGATGGTGCTCTTCTACTAATGTACGTCCGCAAGGGCGGCGAGTGGCGCGCCATCCAAGCCTGGAAAGCCCGGAAGAACAACGCCTGGCGCGATGTCGTCCAGGTCAAGGTATTCAAGGACGGGGCATGGCGCGAGGTCGCCAATTTCACCCACGCCCCGCCGCCTCCACCGCCTCCGTCACCGAGCCCGCCACCCCCTCCACCGCCCAGTTCGGGTGGCGGTGGGGGAACCGGCGGAGGGTCGATCACCCTCACCATTACGCCGAGCCCGTTTGCGAAAACGTCTCACACCAGCCTGACAATGACCAGCTCGACGATCACCGCCACCCCTTCGGGCGGACGGGCACCGTACACCTACACCTGGACCAAGACCGCGCAATCGGGAACCTCGGCGACGGTCACGATCAATAGTCCGAGCCTCGCTTCAACCACCGTTACTGCGGCCCTTGCCGACGAGGGCACGACCAACGTGACCCTCAAATGCGTCGTCACGGACAGCCTCGGCACCACCGCGCAGGCCAGCGTCAGCGGCACCTTCACCTTCTCTGACATTTTCACCGGGGGCTAAATGTTCCATTATTTTAACGCGATCACCAATGTTCGCGGTGACGCGCTGATCGGCTATTTCGTCAAAGCGGTAGATACCGTGTCGGGCGATGCGGCGGCTATCTACGCCGATGAAAGCGCCACGCCGATCATTTCAGTCTCCGGGGTGGATAACGCGGCCGAGGTGGATTCGGACGGCAACGTGTCGTTCTACATCGAGGGCGGGGAATATCACCTCGACATCTACGGCACCGACGCGACCAGCCTCATCAAACGTATCTCGAACGTGCCGATGAGCTCGGCCGTCGATGTGCGCGAGGACATTGAGAGCGGAGCACTATCCGAAGCGGGACTTGCCGATAGAATTGCCCTCGCGGCGATTGACGGCACAGATAACGCCAAGCGCTACCTCGCCGAGAGCGGGCGCGAGGGATGGTTTGTCTGGGACGGTTCCGATCTCGGCTCAAGGGTATCGGCCGATGTCAATCAGGGGATTTACGTCGCCCCGGCATCCGATGCTACCGGAGCCTCGGGAGCGTGGGTGCGCAAGTTCCAGGAGCCGGTTGACCCCAGATGGTGGGGCCTTTCGGTCTCCAATACGGGGGCAGAGAACAGCGCCGCAATCGACGCGATGTTCGCTTGCCTTCGCTCGCGGGCGGTTGAGGTTTCCACTAACTATCAGGCAATTGAAGCAATCCGGTTCGCAGCGTCGGAAAGCTACGACCTTGCCTCGACGATCGAACTGACCAACGGCACTTTCGTGCTTGAGGGCGGAGCCACTGGTTTTGACGTAGGCAAGGCGACCAAGTTCACTTTTCCCGCCGGGGTCACGGGGATCAGGGTTCAAGCCTACAACACCTCAGGCGCGAACACAAAGGATTCGGTCACTCACCGGGGCGGCGACGGGTCGATCATTCGCGGGATTGCTCTGTTCGGCGGCTACACTTCAGTTGACGGCGAATATCACGGCATTCAGCTTCGCGCTCGCGCCGTTATCGAAAACGTCTTCATTCATAATTTCGAGGGCGACGGCATTCACATCGCTGCCGGGGTGAGCAACGCGAACGGCGCAGATCCGCCATGCGGCAATGCCAACAACTGGCGCATCGTCGGCGGACGCATTCAACATTGCCGCAATGGCCTATTCACTGACGGAGCGGACGTTAACGCCGGATCATGCACTAGCCTCGACTGCACGGCTAACCGGTCATGGGGCATTTACGACAGCTCATTCCTCGGCAACACCTATGTCGCGTGTCACACGGCAACCAATACGATCGGCGCCTATAAGGCCGACGACGCAAGTGCGCAGAATGTTTTCATCGGTTGCTACTCGGAGAGTGACCAACCCGGCTCAACCATCAATGTTCCCGCCCTGGTCGTCGGCGGACTTCATGCCGCCGCCCTCGGAGGAACCGGGGGCTATCTGAGCGCCACTCAGGGGGCGCCGACCACCACGCAAGCCTTCGTCAAATACAAGAGTGACGCGACCAACGGCGGCTACGGCTTCGCTACCATAGGTGAAGGCAGCAACCAGACCACCCTGGCCTCGCAGTACCATAGCGTCCTCATGACCGAGACGTTCACCATCGGCCTTGGAACCGGCGGTATCCTCAAGAACGACCTCTGGGCCAACTTCAACACCAGCACGCACTGTTTCCGCATCACAGGCAATCTGACGACCGAGCAATATGGCACTGGAACCGCCCAACCTCGCGTCTTCCAGCCAACGCGGTTCGCGCTCGGCTCGTACGGTTCGGCTCGGCGAATGGATTATGCCTCCGCAGTTCCCAGCTCTGGAACCCACGGGCAAGGCGAGATCGTTTTCAACAATGCCCCGACGCAAGGCGGCATTTTCGGTTGGTCCTGCTACACCACAGGAACTCCAGGAAGCTGGACCGCAGATTATGTCAACGCAAGAGCCGATCCGTCAATCGGTGTCGGTTATGTCACCGGAGCCGGCGGCGCGGTCACTCAGGCGACCTCTCGCACAACCGGAGTGACCCTCAACAAAGTCTGCGGCACAATCACTTTGGTTTCTGCGGCGGGCTCAGCTTCTTGGCAGACGTTCACCGTCACCAACAGCACAGTCGCCGCCAACGATACGATCAGAGTATGCCAGCAATCGGGAACTGATCTGTATCAGATCCACGTTACCAATGTGGCGGCAGGCAGCTTTAAAATCAGCTTCGCAACAACGGGCGGGACGACGACCGAACAGCCGGTATTCAACTTCAGCGTTATCAAGGGCGTTGCCGCTTAGTCGCGTTGAGCGCGTAGGGTTTCGATGAAGCGGAAGTGTGCGCCGAATTGTCCCGGCCCATTTCGCGAATCGTCCACCACGCGCCCCAACCGACAAACCCGAGCACAAGAAACGCCACACCGCCCGCGATATAGGGATGGCTGACGTAGAGATAGCTGTAGCCGACCGTGAAGCCGAGCACTCCGGCGATGATCCCTAACAATCTCATGAACCCCTCTTAGCACGAGGATGTAAGCTTATGGAACCGTCCTCGTGACAAGCGATCATCGTTGGCTGGATGCCACCGCAGCCGGACTCGCCGGGATGGCGGCATTCAGTTTTTGGCAGGGGGTAGCCTTGGCGGTCACGATCCTGGCCGGCCTCGGGTCGCTTTCGCTGATTATTCTGCGCTGGCACGACAGGCTCAGATACGGCCCCGGAAAGGGCTACCGGGAGTAGTTGGTTGCGGGCCGGGCGCTAAACCGGCTGCGCTGGTCTTACGCCGGCACACCGCGCGGCCGTCCAGCAGCGTTGCCACCGCGTGTCTGCTTTCCACGCCGCCGCAACCGGTCCTTGCGTATCCGTTATTATTGTGATAGTCAAGCGCTTGCTGGGAACTGTGCCCAGCGCCGATTAGCTCAGTCGGCAGCAGGCTTGTGGAGCGGGTCGGTCTTCCTCGCTGGAGGTGAGCACTCCCCCGGCTCGGACACCAAGCTGAACCAACGAAGGGTCGCCCTAACCGGCGGCCCTTTTTCTTTGGGGGGATTCCCATGACCAAAGACGGCATTCGCGAGATGATCTCTCGCCAGCTTCGCCTTGCCTACAATTCGGTGCTCACCGAACGCATCCCCGACGACATGAGGAGGTTGATCGAGGAGCTGCGGTAATGGAGCCGCGCATCCTGTTCGCGGACATCGAGACCAAGCTTGCGGAGGTCTATACCTTCGGCATTCGCGATCAGCACATCACGCATAAGCAGATCAAGACGCACGGAGGCATCTCCTGCGTCGGGATGAAGTGGTCCGACGAACGCAAGGTCACGGTGCTCTCGGAATGGCAGCACGGCTACGGCGAGATGCTGCGCCTCACGCACAAGGCGCTATGCGAATGCGACGCGGTCGCCACCTACAACGGGGCCAGCTTCGACATTCCCAAGCTCTCCGGAGCGTTCATGGTTGCGGGGCTCCCTCCGCTCCCGAAACTGACGCAAATCGACATCTACAAAGCCGTCCGCAAGATGGGCTTCATCTGCAACAAGCTGGATTACATCGCGCCGCTTCTGGGACTTGGCCAGAAGGTCAAGCATGAAGGCTTGGAGCTGTGGATCAAGGTGCTCAACGGAGACACCAAGGCGCAGGCCAAGATGGCCCGCTACTGTGCTGGTGACGTTCGCCTGACCGAAGAGCTCTATAACCGCGTCCGCCCATACATTGGCGATCACCCGCACATGGGCCGGGGAGACTGTCCCAACTGCGGCAGCGGGCACATGCAGCGCCGCGGATACCATAAGACCAGAGCGTTCAAGACCGAGCGGCTTCAGTGCCAGGAATGCGGCGGCTGGCGGCTCGGTAAACGCTCGGCAGCGTAAGGCCCCGCCAACACTCTGCTCGGAGGCTGACGGGGCCGCGCCAGTCATCAGACGGACCAGCGGTACATACCAAGAACATCGCGAATGTAAAGGACCGACCCGCCGCTTTCATCTGACCGAGCGGGGAGCGGGGGAAGAGTGTCCGCGCCCTCAGCTACTCACGACGGGTCTGAGCAGAAACACCTCTGGACTCAGGAGGTTCCCGAGCATGGCAAGAAAAATCAACGATCTCGGACTGGCGCTCGTCAAGAGTGCTGAGGGCCTTCGTCTGGAAGCCTATCGCTGCCCGGCCGGAGTCCTGACGATCGGGTACGGAAGCACGGGCCCGCATGTGCGGGAGGGGATGATTATCACCCCCGGCGAAGCTGAGCGCTTCCTGATGCTGGATCTCAAGCGCTTCGAGACGGGCGTGGAAGCCATGACCGACATGGTTCCGACCAACGACGACCAGTTTTCGGCGATGGTCTGCCTCAGTTTCAACATCGGCCTGAATGCCTTCGCCACCTCCACCGTCCTGAAGAAGCACAAGAAGGGCGACTATGAGGGCGCGGGCAATGCCTTTTTGCTTTGGAATAAGGCTCGCGGGCAAGTCCTGAAGGGCCTCGTGAAGCGCCGTGAGGACGAGCGTTCGC